AGCTTCACGTTGTTCAACGTGTAGCCGCCTCCGTTCACATTTCCGCCCCACTGTCGCTGGTCGTTCGCGAGGTTGTTCATGTCACTCGCTTGCAGGAATGAGCTACTCGTAAAATCGTTCCGGCTCAACCAACTCATGTTAGTCAGTCCTTTCTTTCGTCAGGCGAGAGTCACTCCTTAGCTTCGATGAGCCCGTTGGGCCGGTCCACTCTGACTGGCAATGCGTCCATCGCTATCGGCATGTCTGGCACGTTCACAAACAGCGTGCCGTTCTGAATCCGTGCGCCGTCGTATTTTTCGAGCCCGCGCTTATCGCACGCCAGCCGGATGAAGGCCCGCTGGCGTTCCGCCACCGCGTCGAGGTTCTTGCGCGCGGCTTCCATGTCGAGCGAAAGCGCGCCCACGGCGGCAAGCGCCTGCATGCGGTCCTGTTCCATCTGTTGAAGCTGCTGCGCTTCGCGTTGATCCATCGTGTACGTTTTTTCCATAGTTACTCCTTTATGCATAACCAACAATGATTCCATTCAAAACGTAAATAGTATGTCCGTTCCCCAGCGGAATGGCGGAAGCCCCGGAGGAGCCCGGCGTTTGGTTTTGGAGCGGATAGCCTCGCGCGACGCCGTTAATCCCAAACTCAGAGCCGTATACCGCCGAGCCACACTGTACGCCGCTGCCGATCCAGATGCCGTTCTGCGCGCAGTTGATCTGCGTCCCGCCTGCGTTCGTTTGTACGAACAACTGAGAGGCGCCGGTCATAGTCAAGCTGCCGCTGATGCTCAGTGACGCGAAACTCATGCTCCCGCTCACGGATAGGCTGGAGCAATTGACCGCGCCGCAGGTTACGCCGCCTGAAGTGTTCACGCCGCCCGATCCGACGAAGGTGTACGGATGAGCATCGGCGGTGCCGTCGATGACCAAGCTGCCGGCGACCTCGAAGCCACCCACTGCGTTCATGCGCCCGTTCGCTCCAATGTTGCCGCTCGCATCGACGGTCGCGTTGGTGCTTCCCATGAAGCCCCCAGAGCCGTTGCTGTATTGGATCGACAGGTTGCCGCCAGCCGCGCTGCCTCCACCACCAATCGCCACGCCGGTCCAATGGCCGGTTGGGTCGATCACCTGGCCGTATTTGCACCAGATACTCCCGTCGATCCCTGCGCGAAAGATCACGTTGCCGTTGACATCCTGGAGAGTCAGTCCTCCGCTCGTGCTGGTCGAGCCCCCCGAAGCCAACAGAACCGTCTGCGGATTTCCTGCGCCGGGACTATACATGGTGAGCTGCCCCCAGAACGGCGTGCCGTCGCCGCCGCCGGCATCGCCGTTGTACATCACCATCGAGGCGATCACCGGATATCCCGAACTGTTCGACCGCAGCACCATGCCGCGGTTGATGAAGGTCGCGCCGAAATTGTTGCCGCTACCGTCGATCTCGTAGACGTGAATTCCTGGGAACTTAAAGCCGCCGTTCAGCCCCGCCGCCATCCAGACCGAGTTGCCGAAATCAATCTTGTATTCGGGGTTGCTTCCGGCCGGGCTGGAGTTGGCCGGATAGTCAATCGAGAACAGGTAGACATTACGCAGATAGAAGTCGCTTCCGGTGCCGGTCGCGGCAAATGTCGGCGGTGTCGTCTGGTGCGGGATCAGCAGCATGTTCCAGTTCATGAGGTTGCTGCCGCCCGCCGCAAGCTGCGTGAACCACGCGCCGTCGGTAAGCTGCGGCGGTGGGCTGCTGCCGGTATTGCCGCCCGCGTCCTGCGTCGAATTAATTTGCGCGCCGATGCGGCCGACCTCGACGCCGCTCGAATTCCGCGCCGAAATGTACGGGTAATGGTTCGAGCCCTGAGCCGCCGCGATGCCACCCACCTCGATAATGCCGTTGGTGTCAACGAAGAGCGGCGCGTCGAGCGGGTTGGTGCCGCCGACCCAAAGCTGCTTGAACCACGCGCCCTGAAGCCCCGGCGTCGTCTGGTTCCCGGCGTTCTGCTGGCCGATCCAGCCGAGCAGGTTGCCGTTCTTATCCTCGACCGCAATCTGTCCGGCCTGCTGCCCTCCGAAGCTCGCGGAGGGCGAGCCGCCGACGATCAGCTTCGAGCCCACCTGAATGATCGACGCTGAGAACGCCTGCCCTTGGAACTGGCCGCTGGTATCCCACGCGAATTGCGAAGGATCGAACCAGCCCGAGCGCGCCGGGATCACCGCGCCGGCTGTCGGCGTGTAGCCCGCGCCCGCCACCGAGATCCTCGGCGTCGTTCCAGGCACGATCGAATTCTTGTTGCCCTGCGGGTCGTCGGACACGATGTAGAAATCCACCGGCACGGGCGTACCGACGGTCCCGAAGGACGGTACAGGCGGCGTGGTAAAGGAAGTCGCATTGCCAGGTACGGGCCAGTAGACAGGCTTCGTCGGATCGTGGTTCAGCACCATCGCGACCTGCGCCCCGCCGAACTGGCTCGATGCCGGATCGGTCCAGTTGCCCACGGCGAAGCTCACCATGCGCACGCCATCGACCGAGGTGCTTTCGGTCGGCGTGGCTGCGGCCCCGGCATTGATGGTCACCGGAGGCGCATGCTCCTGCCCTACGGAACCGGGCGGCGGCGGTCCCAGCGTCCAGGTGACCGTGGGCGCATGCTTGATATCCGCCGGATTGTCAGAAAGCGCGCCATCGCCGGACACGCTGATGGCCGCGATCGTCCACGTCTCGTCGTTGGCCGGGATGTTGCTCACTTCGAGCGAATAGCCTTTATCGACGCTGCTTTGCTGGCCGGTGAGCAACTGCGGGAACGGAGTAAGCGGATGGACCGTGCCGGTCACATTGACCAGGTAAAGAAAGACGCCCGAGTAGAGGTGCGCGCCGTCGGAGGTCGGCAGGTTCCAGGCGAGCGTGGCCTGCGCGAAGAACGAGCCGTTCAATTGCCAGACGAACTTCGTATGTGCGAGATCGAGCGAAGCGCCGCCGTTGATGGTAAAGCCGGTAACGTCGGGCGCGATGGGAACGGCTGGCACCGGAGGAACGACGACCTCGAAGTAAGGCGTGACGCCATCGACCAGCGAATTCACATGCAGGCCGAGCGGCTGCGCGTCGTCCTCGCTGCAAAAGTAGGCGCGGAAGTTTCCGCCGCTCGTCGACGCCGTGTAGACCGGAGACTTGTACCCCGATTCCGATTGCGCCACGGGCACGCTGATGCCGCTGTCGGTGCCGGGAAATTGCGGCATCCCGTTCACGTCTTCCGAGACGAAGACGATTCTGCACCCGCCGAATGCATTTACGCCCTTCGGCAGCGGGATGGACGAATCGGGCGGCGTGTAAAAGAACGTCAGGTAGTAGTTCGGATCGGGCCGGTTGTAATCGGTCGTCACCGTGACGTTCGGATTCGAGCAGAGGAAGGCCCACTCCATCGCGCTCTGATACTGGATCGGCGCGGCGGCGACCTCGACCATGATGTTTGGCGTGGCGTTCGGCTGGGTCGCGCGGATCACGTTCGCCTGCGTGTTCGGCCCGTAGGAAGCGAGATAGATACGTACGTTCCGCGGCTTGCGGAAAGTGCCCCCGGCGACCGAGCCCATCGTGGTATCGAGAAACAGAACGGCCGTTCCGGTCCGCTTGCCGCTGGGCGCTGTCGAGTTGTTTACGAAGACCGGAGCCCACTGCGCGCTCAACTGCGCCGTACCGTCCAGAACCCTGGTGCCGTCGAGCGGGATATTCGGCCCGCTCGAGATGTCGGGGTCTTCGAGGTAGACCGCTACGCCGGCGAAGTTCGCTACCGTGGCGTTGTTGGCCTCAGTCCACGCGAGATCGATCTCGACCTGGTGGTTGTCGCGGAAGAAGATTTCCGCAGGCGCGAGCGGCGTCTTCACGGGCGGCGCGGTCGGGATCGTGACCGGACCGCCGCCACCGCCGCCGCCTCCGGTTTCGATGATCCACGAGCCGCCGGAATTCGGCAGCGCCTTCGGGCGGTGCGGCAACGCTTTCCGCTCGATCTCGGGCGCGAGTACTCGCACTTTGCTCATACGGTGTAAAGGCCCCCAGCCGTGATCCTACAGGTCGCCCCCGTGCCGCTCAGGGTATATTGCTGCGAACCGTCGGGGAACGCATCGTCGGGCTGCGTGTTGATGATCGTGTTGTTCGGCCCCGAGTTGAAGAACAGCACCGCGCGGCCCTGATAGACCGAGAGCGGCGGCAGGAAGCACGTGACATCGTTCTGCGAAGTATCCGAGCGGATGGTCTGGTCCGTGACCTCAATGTCGAAGGGACCGGCGGCCGGCCCGATGGTGTCGACGCTGGGCGGCTGGCCGAAGATGTAGATCATGCGGAAGCAGGCGAACTCCTCGTCGGTCTGCCTGCCGTCCTTATCCACCAGGAAGCCGCCCACCAGCACCACTTCGTCGGGGAGGTTCGGAACATCCACGTGCAGCACGGCTTCCACGCCTGCGGCCGACGCCGTGAGCGGCGAGGTCTGGGCTTCGTCGCCAGGCCACGCTCCATCCTCCACGATGTAGAGCGATGTGGAGTCGGGGATCACATCCCACGGCGGCGAGATCTGATGCGTGTGCGCGTCGTTGCCCGTGACGTAGCGCCACTGGCCCGCGCCCGTGTTGCGCAGGATGCGGACGATGCGGTTCTTCTCCTGCCCCGGAACCATGCCCGCCGAGCCGGGATACTGCTGCCGGTTGACGCTGTTGTCCCACATGGTGTTGGTGATGGAATTGGCGTCGGCGGCGGTCGGGCTCGAATAGACGATCAGCACGTCGCCTACCTGCACGGAAGTATCGGGGCTGCCGGTGACGCAGTTCGGGCTCACGGTAAGCGTGGCGGTCAGAGGATCGAAAGCCGTGATCTTGAAGTTCCAGAGCGGCACGTCGCCTGAGACGTTGCTGCATACGAACGCGAGCTTTCCCACCCAGTTGTCGCTCGAATTCAGAAAATCGTTGCACTGGATCTTATTCGGCGCGGTGACCGCATTCACGAGCAATCCGGCGATACCGGCGTGCCAGACGTGCTTCGCCTGGATCTTCACCGCCGTCGCCGCCGCCTCGGGCAGCCCTTCGGTCCAATTGTGGATCGGCCCGTTGATGGCGATAGTGGCCGGTGGCGCTCCGCCCGCGCCGAATTGCAGGCCGATCTGCCGCCGGTCGTTCCCGGCCCACACGTCCCAGCCGGTCAGGTTGCTATCGGTAGCGGGGGCGATGGTCAGGTTGATCTTCTGGTTCTGCAACTCCGGCGGGATCCAGATGCCGGTGAGATTCGACGGGATGGCGGGCTCGCCGTTATCGTCGCGCTGCGTGACCGCCGCGTAGACCGTCTGCGGGCCGTTGAGGTTCCCGCCCGGGGCGAGGTCGATCTCGAGGATGCGCGGCTGCGTGGTCGAGGCGAACTGATTGATGGCCATCTGCCCCTGCACCCAGATCGTCGGCTGCCAGTTGCCGCCGCTGTCGATGTCGTACTCCTGCCACAGGTCGAACGATCGCTCCCACGGCGGATACACCGGGTCGCCCGCCTGCGGCGCCACCTCGTTCGGCATCCAAGCCAGCCCGGTGGCCGATTGCAGCGTCTCGGGCGGCGCTGCCGGTGGCGCGACGTCTTGCGGCTTCGGGCCCACCGTCAGGTCGTACATATCGTCTGTCGTGCAGCTCGCCTGGATGTCGATGGTGAAATCCGGATTCAGCGCCCAACGCGAAACGCGGCCCTCGGCGTAGCCGCCGCTGTAGGGAAGCGCCTTGTGCGTCAGCGAGACGATATCGCCAAGCTGCGTGCCGAGCGCGAGGACGGTGGTGCGGAACTGAAAGTTGCGCGCTATCTGTTGTTCGTTGACCCCGCTGTCGGTCCCATGCGGCCCGCTGCCGTTCGCAAGGCCGCCGATCTCCTCGCGCAGCCGCGCGGTAAGCAGCCGCGCGCACTGGCTCAGGCCCGAGACGCCGACGTAGTTGATGTTCTGAACGAGGTACTGCGGCGACTCCGGGGTTCCGAGAAAGCTGGCGCTGTCGATGTCGTAAATTGTGCAGTTGTTCAACTGCCAGCCGAACTCCGCGTCGGCAAAATTCCCGACCAGCCAGTTGAAGCCCGGTTGCAGCGGAGAGATCGCCAGGCTTCTAAACAGAATCGTCGCTTCGGTAAACGCATTGCCCGCCAGCACGCTCGAATTCACGCGGATGAAAGGGAAAAACTTCCCGTTCTTAAACACATAGCTGCCCGCGCAGCAGTTCAGGATTTCGCGCAGCCAGTCGCGCAGCGGCTTCTGTTCCCTTAGGCAACCGCGGAACGGGAACTGAAGCTCCGTGTTGTCGCCGGTCGGGCCGCTGCCGATCAGCGTCGGCACCTTCGTGTCGCAGATCGCGGCCATTGCGATGGCCTGGTTCACGTCGAAGAACTGCTCCATGACCGACGGCGCAATCGCGCTCGCATTGGTGTCGTCGCAGCGAAGGCCGATGCCGCGCAGGAAAACGTTTACGGCGACCCAGATGGTGTTCGCGATGGCCGGAAGCCATACGCGGTCGCCGGGAGAATTCCACACCCAGCCGCCCAAGCCTCCGACTACGCTCACCGTCATCGCATGGTCGGACACCGCCGAAAGCTGAAGCCCCTTGGCGTCGGTGCGCCGGATCTCGGCGAGCGCCACGCCGCCGGCATAAGTGGATCCCGGCGGGATGTAGGGCGAGCCGTCCGCTTCCTGCCACTTGCCGGTCGCCGGGTCGGCTTGCGAAATCCCGATGAATTCGTACTGGCCGATGGGGTCCGTCCCGGTGACCCAGCGCCACCCGCCGCCGCGCAGCGGATCGTGCGGAGGCTGGCCGTCGAGCGTCTGCTTGATGAGGTTCTTGTCGAACCCGGCAATCGGCCCTTCGCCCACGATCCCGAGCGCGGCATAGAAGTCGCTCTCGTCGCGGCCCTCGGCCACATCGCAGTTCACCAGCATCTGCGTGTCGGTGAACACCTCCTGCAAGGGCCGCTGATACACCGTGTCGTCGACCACGCTTACGCTCGTCATCGAGCTTCGCCCGTAGCCGAAGACGCCCGTCGAGTTGTCCTTGATGCGAACGCCCTGCGGCGGGAAAATGATCCCGCCGAAGGAATGGTCGACGCCGCGCGCCACGCACGACGCATAATCCTTCGGGCAGATCGGCTCGCTCGACTTAGATGGGCACCAGCGGCCTTTATAGACCTTCCAGCAGGTTCTTAAGACTTTCCTGCTCGGATAGGGCAGGGTCATGTAGAAGAGGCCGTCCGCGACGTTGATTTGAAATCGGCCGGAGGTGTCGAAGGCCCAATTCGTCAAATACCCTTGCCAGACGTCGAGGAGCGATTGGTCCTGCACGTGGTAGAGCGTAAGCTGCACCGTCGCGCCGTACAGGTTGACCTGGTTCACCAGCTGCGTCCATACGCCGTCCGCGTTGCCGAGATTGAAGCTGCCCGCGTCGGCGCTCTCGCCGAGCGTCTGCGAGATGCCGGACCAGTCGAGCATTCGCGGCAGGAACAGTTGGCCGTCGACCTGGCACCGCTGATTCGAAATCCAGACGGTGGGCCCTCCCTGGCGGGCCGTAATGGCTACCAGCGGAATGATCTGCTGGAACTCGCTTTGGAGCGCCGCGGTAAGTGAGGCGTCGGGGAAGCGGCTCAGGTGGACCCGTGAAGAATAGCTCGCCGTCGTTTCCGGCTGCTCCATGAAGGTGATGCCAGGCCCCTGCGTGAGCAACCCGATCATGTAATCGAAGGCGAGCGCCGGGTTTTCGTAGCGCACCGTATACGTTACCTGCCCCTTGGGCTCGTACATCGCCAGCGGAAACTGAGCGTAGACGCCCTGCGCCTGCTCCCAATGCGCCTTGAGGTTGTCGTATTCCTTGCACGATAAATGGTTTTTCGAGAACCGGAAGCGCCGGGGTCCGTAGGGCGCCATCAGGAATCGCTGTTCGACCTTCAAGCCGGCCTGGTTGAAAGTGTGCGTAATGATCGGAGGGGTATAGTCCGCTCCAGTACCATAATCCGGCAGGATCGGAAACGCGGCGATCGTGGGCGGCGGCGGAATCGGGATCGGCCCGATCGAATCGCGTGAATCGCCACGGGGTGGACTAGTTTCTTCCCCTGGCAGCACGAGTAGTCCAGCCATCAGGCCACCTCCCGCAGCGCCACGGCCACGTTCGCCGAGAACCCCTGGAAGGCGCCGCTCTTCATCTGGGCGCGCTCATAGCCGTAGGTTTCGCTCCACTGCCCTTCGAAGGCCACCGTGTACCGGCCGACCGTGGCCTGCCCGGTTGAGTCGTAGGTCCACGGCGGGACCGTCTCGCGGAGGTTGTAGAAGTAAAACGCGCGGCCCTGGTGGTTGTAGAAGAAGCTGCGGAGCGACTGCCAGTCATCCGGCGAGAGGGTCTCTTGTAGCGTGAAGTAATGCCGGTCGTTGATGGCGAGCGCGTTCCTGTCGCTCGACCCGTCGGGGTACATATTGAGGTCGGCTTGAAGCTGTAGTTCCATGTGGAACGCTCGAGCGAGCGAGTACGGGAACACGTCGGTAACTTGGGGAGGAGTTATATTTCCCGGCATAATCAGGCCAGTAGCGTCAAAGGCTCTTGCATCGCTTGCGTAGTCGACAGTCGGCTGTCGCCCGCCGTCGCCCCCGAGGCGCTCGCCATCGTGATCGCCGCCGGGTTGTTCTGGATTGTCGAAAGCACCGTCTGCGTATTCAGCTGGGCGAACTGCCAGTTGACGAGGCCCGCCCCGCCGGGAACCCCGAGCCCGCTGCCGGGGTTCGGCATGAGCCCCTGGGCAGCCGCCGTCGCCGTCTGGTACTGGTAAGTCGTCACCCCCGTGTATGGATTCTGAACCTGCTGGCCGCCCTGGTAGACCGGCTGAAGCTGCAACCCTCCCGTCGATTGCGCGATGGTCGCGGCATACATCGGTCGCGGCATGTTGGCCGCCTGGCCGGTCGAAAGCGCGTAAAGCCGCACGAGGTTCTGCACCTCCTGCGAGCGGATCCCGACCGCCACGTTGCCGCCGTAATTCTGGTCTACGATCTGCTGGATCTGCCCGAGGATCTGGCGGTTCGAGATATCGATGCCGTAAACCTGTTTGATCTGCGCGCGGATCTTCTCCTGCTCCGTCTGCACGAACAGGCGAACCACGCCTGAAATGAGGCCCACGCCCGCGCCGATTGCCGCGCCGATAGCAGCGCCCATAGGTCCGCCTGCCAGGAAGCCGATACCGGCCCCGGCGAGCGCACCGCCGCCGATATCCATAGCAAGGCCCGTCCCGCCGCCGCGCTGCAATCCAGAGGCATAGAGGCCCAGCCCGACGCCCGCCGCCGCGCCTGCGCCCAAGCCAGCCGCGAGGCCGCCCGGTCCCGCCGCGAGCTGCGCCATCATCTTCGGGTCGGTCATGATCGCGCCGACGCCAGCCAGGCCGCCGCCCAGGCTCGTCAGCAGCGGACTGCGCTTCTGCATTCCCTGCGAGAACAGCATCATGCCGCCCATCGACGCAATCATCCCCATGCCCTTGGAGGTCAGCACGCTTTGCAGCGTGGTGCCGGTGTTCGGCCCCCAGATGGTGGTCGCGGTGCCAATGCCGAATAGCTCTTTGAGCTTCGAGAGGTCGAGCCCGCCGAATCCCGCCGTCGCCGTGCCGCCTTTGCCGCCGCCGAGTAAAATCCCCAGCAACCCGGCTTGCTTGGCGCGCTGGATGGTCGCGGGCGTTGCGCCCGCCGTAGTGGAGTACTTATCGATATCCGACTGCGTGAGTTGCGGGATCGACCACGCGGCCGGAAGCTGGAACCCAGGCGGCTGAAAGGTCGGCATCGCAGTCGGAGGCTCTCCGCCCATATCTCCGGCGGGTAACAGCACCCCCGGCGGGTATTGGAACTGCGGCATCGGACCCCACGATCCGCTGGCGCCGCCGCCGCCGCTGCGTCCTCCCGCGCCGGCGAAGTCATCCGCCCCGCCCGTCCCGCCCGTATCTGCGCCACCCTGCGACGAAGCCAGGAGGGCCGTGATTTTCTTGACGTACTTCTGCGTTTCTTCAGGAAACGCGCCGCCGTGAGCTATTGCCTTGTCGACGTTGCCCGGCCCCCAGTTGTATGCCGCGAGCGCGAGCGGCACGTTGCCGCCGTAGTGCGCCAGCAGCCGCTTGAGTTGCTGCGCGCCACCCATTGCGCTCTGCCCCGGATCGAACGGATTCGTTACGCCCCAGTCCTGCTGAGTCGGGGGCATTAGCTGGAACAACCCCTGCGCGCCTTTGCGCGAAGTGAGGCTCGGGTCCATGTGCGATTCCGTCTGCGCTACGGCCCGCAGCAGCGATTCCGGCACGCCGGTCGCTACGCTCGCGCGCGTAATGGCGCTGCCAACGTCGCCGCGCGTATCCATGCGCTCGGCGTATCCCTGGGAAGACCCGCCGCCCCCGCCTCCGGCCGAAGCGAACTGCCCCACCGCGAGCGCGAACCGCACGGTCGCATCATTGTACAGGGTGGCCGAGAGATTGAGCCGGTTCGCGCCGTCCTCGAGCGGCTTGACAACGCTATCGGCCGCTGCGGGGTTGTAGCTTTCGGGCGGCGGTCCTGGCGGGCGCGGAGCCATGCCGTGTTGCAGCAGTTGCGATAGGATGCCGCTGCCGCGCGTGATGCCGCCTTGCGGATAGCCGTAGCCCGCCGCCGTCGTCGCTATCGCGGCGGCCTGCGAGCTAAACAGGTCTTTCATCTGTTCCATCGCGAACTTCTTGAAGAAGTCGCCCATCGCCTTGCCGACGTTCTTGCCGGTGAGCGCATCGAACATCTGGTCGAACAGGCTTTTGAAAGACTCGAAGATCCGCTTCTGGTCCTCGATGATGGCGTCGTTCGCTTTCTTCCACCCCTGCAACCGGATCTGTTGTTCCTCGTCGGTCGCCTTCTGCGTGTTCGCCTGCTGCTTCTTCACCGTCTCGGCGTCCATGCGCGCGAGCATCGCGGCCACATCCACATGGGCGCGTTCCAACTCATCCCGGTGGTCCTTGACCGCCTGCTGCGCCTCGGTGTTGGCTTGGGCGAGCGCCGCGTTTTCCACGTCGGCGACCTTGTGCGCGGACGCGATGCGGAGATCCGTAATCTGGTCAATCGCCGCGACCTTCTTGCGGAGGTCCTGCTCGTCCATCGCCTCGATGTAATCGATCTGCCCCTGATACGCGGCCTTGACGTGTTCGACCTCGGCCTTCGTCGCTTCCTCGCGCAGCTTCTGGTCTTCCTTCAACTGCGCGGCGCGAAGCTCGGTGGCCCTGGCGTCCCTTAGCGCCGTCCGCATCGCGTCTTTCTGCACGTCGGGCATCGCAAAGAGGTCGCCTTTCTGCCCCAACCTCTTTTCCAGCACGCTGAACATTTCCGCATACTTGACCGCGACGGCCTCGACCGGCGATTGCAGCGCGTTCATCAATACCTTGTTCGCCTCGTCGCTGAACTTCACGATTTCGGGGTAGGCCTTGGTGAACCACGTCGAGCCAAGGTCGATGGGCGGTCCCTTTTCGATTCCTTCGCCGATGCCTTTCATCAGATCCGCCGCGAAGGCCTTGCCCTTCTCCGCAAGCCCGGTAAAGACGCCCTTGAGTTTGTCGCCCCAGCTATTCACAAACTCTCGGAACGCCGGGATGGTCACATAGAGCGCGGCTCCAAGAGCGCCGATTGCCGCCACCAGCGCGGTCACCTCGGGATTCATCAGCGCGACAGTTACGCCGAACGTGGCCAGCGTCTTCACGAAACCCATGAGCGGGCCGCCCAGCGCGATCACGATATTGAGCGCGGTCCCGAGCCCCGCTATGGCGACCGCCGCGGCGGTGAGATTTACGATCAACTCCTTGGTCGGCTCTGGCAGCTTCATCAGGTAATCCACGAAGCCAGCGAAGACGCCGAGTACGTTGCCGATTTCGTCGGCGAGCATCTTGAACGCTTTGCCGAATCCCTCGTCGCTCATGAAGCGGCGCTTCAGTTCATCGACCGTATCGCCCAGGACCTTCATCTTCTGCGTGAAGTCGGCAATCATCGCGCCGAAGCCGCCGCTTTGCTTCAAGGCGTCGAGCGTGATGCGGACCATTTGCAATGGATCGATCAACCCGGCCTTGATGGCGTTGCGCGCGTCGTCCACGCTCACCGGATGCCCGAGAGTTTCCTGCATCTCCTTGGCGAGCTGCTTCAGCACGGGAATGCCTTCCGACGGCAGCTTGCGCAGCACGTCCATCGCGCCGACGAAATTCTTCTCCATCATTCGACCGAACAGCGTCACGATGCCGCTCACGTCTTCCATCGACCCGCCCATGCGCGCGACCTGATCCGTAACGCCCTTGAGAATATTGGGAATATTCTTCGCGGCAAAACCGAACCCCAGCATCTGGCGGGCTGTCTCCTCGAGGTCCTTCATGCGGAACGGGCTCTGGGCGGCGATGGCGCGCACGTCCTCGAAGACTTTCTTCGCTTCCTCCGCGCTGCCGGTGAAGGATTGCATGGCGAGGATTACGCGGTTCAATTCATTGGCCGACTGAGCCATGCTGGTGAACATGCGGGCTATGCCGAGGCCTGCGATGGCTTGCGCCATCGTCTGAAACTCGCTGTTTACCTGTTTGATGGTGACGCCGACGGATTGAACGCTCTTGGTGGCGGCGGCGGAACTCTTCTCGGCGGCGGGGCCGGTCTTGGCGAGCGCGTCGTTGAGCGCGTTTACGTTCGCCTGCGCATCCTTGGAGTTGTAATCGACCTGGATGTAGATGTTGTTAGCGGCCATGTCGTACAGCTTTCATCCGCTCCTCGTTGTAGCGGTTGCGCTCCTCCGCGAGCAGTCGTAACAGCAAAAACTCCGGATAACTGATCTCGCTCAGGCTAACCGTAATTCCAGCCTGCAACGCGAAATCGAGATCGATAGCTTGAGAAACCCGTTGGCCGGCGGGCGAGGCGAGAATCGCGTCCAGGCGCGCGAGCGGGCATTCCTCGCACCGCGGCGAGTTCTGATTGGCGAAGGGATCCGCCATCAGGTTGTCGCCGCATTCGCCTGGTCCGGGGCACAGCAGATCGCGTCGCATCATGCGGTGGAAAACCAGGCGCGGCGACGGATCCTCGGGCCACCCGCCCGCGCCCGCTAAAAATTTGCCTCGTCATTCTTCGGCGTAGCCTCCTGCTCGATGGCCGAGATCACCGCGCGGATCGCCGCGTCTTTGTGGATGTTGGGCACCGCGCCCGCGTAGCCGTCCACGCTCGCGTGGCACTTGTCCCAGAGAGACGCCGCCGCGTCGAGGTTGGTGATGATCTGCTGCTTGTTGTATTGCAGGTTGATGAGGCGCGAGGTCTTCTGCAAAAGCCGCACCTGGTCCATCGTCGGGATCCGCAGCACGTGCGTCGTCTTCCCCGCCATCGTGTCAAGCTCGACCTCCGCGTCCTCGGCGCGAAGCTCGACGCCCATCACCTCGGCGCGCTGGATCGCATCGACAATGCGCGTGGCCTCGGCGCTCGTCAACGGCGGCGCCCCGTTCAGCTTGATGGCTTCGTACAACTTGGCGTCGGCCTCGGCCGTGTCGATCTCCGGTTCGTATGCGCCCCGTCCCAATTGCCGTTGAAAGATTTTCCGGCGCTTGCGCTGCGCGCTCCACTCTTCGTCCGAAGGCCACCGGACGGTGATATCCGCCTTGCCCTGAGCGGTGCGCAGGCCGATTGTAATTGTCGCCTCAGTGTCGAACATTGATTTATCCCCAGACCGCGACGGTTACCGCTGCGGTATTGTTACAGTAGTAGTACTTATGTGGAAATTCGTACTTATGGCCGCCGCCCTCGCTGCATTCGCCGCCCCGGCGGATGGCTGGAAGCATGGCGTTTACCGGGACGGCCTCGACGGCACGGAGTGGCCTTACGCCGTCATTCACGCTTCCAGCGGATCGCACGAGGCGGTCCTCAGAATCTCGAAGAGGTCCGATCTCGCCGTCGAGCTTCTCGTGTCGAACGCCGTCTGCCATGCGGATCCGCACGGGGGGTTCTACTGCCCTGGGCGGTATCGCTTCGATGATGGCTCGGTCGAAGGCTTCAGCGGGTATGCTGGCGATAATCCCGCCAATGGCGTCATGTTGCTCGGCACCGACGAGGTGATCCGAAAATTGCGGCCCGCCAAGCGCCTGCGCATTCAGCTTGAGTTCGTCGGCGAAGCTCCGGTCACATTCGACTTTCATTGGGATAAGTTCCCCTTCTAAAGCCCCAGGATCCCGTCCTGGCTTGTCACAGCCGACATCGAGATAATCGGCGATGAATCCGTCGGTTGCAGGAACGTCACCGCGCATTGCACGGTCACGATGTTGTTGTCGTCGCCATTCACCACGCTTTGCATCCGCGTACGCGGCCCGGTAATCGTGAAGCCGTGGAAATTACTCGCGTCGATGGCCGCGCCCTTTACGCCGAATGAGGTCGGCCCCTCGGTCTGGTTTATCAGCGCGTTGTATTCGGGCGAGCCCTTCTGCGCGCGCGCCACGAACGTAAGCGCGAATTCGCGGATCCCGTACTCCATCCGCCCCCGCACCGCATAGCCGTTCTGGGTGCCGCTGCCGGGATATAGGCCGGTGTCCAGCCTGACATTGTTATTCCACCTGAATTCGAGTGAGATGAAGCTCTCGGCGAGAACGTAGTCGATGCCCTGTATGTTGATGAAGGCGCCCGCCGCGTTGAGGAAGTGTTCCGCCGTCACGGCGGGCAGCGGCGTCAGCCCCGGCGACATCGCGCGGCCCGATCCCGGCAGCGTGCAGGTCACGCGGCAGTTCGCGCGCCCCGGCCCGCTCGACATGGTAAGCGTCCAATCGCCCACCACCAACCCGATCAGCGCCCGGTCCACGATGGAGTTCGGCTCCGGCCGGATCAGTTCATCCCACGTGAAGCACGGCAGGTTGATGCAGGTCACCGCGGGATCGTTGGGAATCGCCGTATAATTCCACCCGACGCCTGCGGCCACCTTCGTCGCATCGCCCGTGGTGAAGCAGAACAGCCACGCCATGAACTCGCTCGAAACGTACTTCTCGAGCGCCACGCTCGCGTCCTGGTAGCTCGGGAAGACCTGGCTCGGGAATTCGTTGCCCTTGCCGATGTCGAGCGCGTTCGTCTCGTTCACCGGGGTGACCGTCGAGAGCGCCGGATTCACCTTGGTGAGACTCCACATCTGCGGGATGGTGTTGGCCGTCGCCACGTCGGGCTGCGGCTTGAAGCCGAACGCGATCTGCGTTTCCTGCACGTTCGCCGGGCAGGACGTCACGGCCTTCTCGGAAGGCGTTTTCCCGCTGCCATTGGACGGCTTATCCGGCGGCGGCGCGGTCTCGACGGGTGGCGGATTAAGTTGCGTTGCCATGTTTAGTTCCTCCTAGCTGGTAACTGCCGGGAAGCGGCCAGTCGGCCACTTCAGCCGTTTCGGTGACAATGAGCCCGTAGTCGATGCCCTCGGTGTCGGTGTCGCGCCCGATGCGCGGCACCTCCGTGGGCATCGCGAACGGAAGAATGGGACACCGCAGCCACGGCAAACCGTCGCCGGGCTCGGGCACGCCCGTCATAATCAGGTCGATCAGATCGAGGTCCGATTGACCCTTCAGCGCGCGGACGCAGATGTGCACCGTATGTGCGTACCGCGACATCGCGCCTACCGTGATCACGGTTTCGCGCCACAGCACGAGCAATTGCCCCGGCTGCATCTGATAGATGGCCTGGTCGGTACTCGCCCGCTGCGGGGTCAGATCGATATACGGTTGAATCGGATTGACCGGCGCGAGCGCGGCCACGAGCGCGGGAATGCTCCCGAGCGTGCTCGCCATCGCGTTCGTGATGTCCACCAGGCGGCTCATAGCGAATTCAGGGTCGAGGGGCGGCGGTGCGTCCCGGTGAGCGGGATCCACGCCTTGTTTACGTTCGCCTCGTACGCCTTCTGCGTCTCGGCCGCGATCACCGCCACGTCCAATTGGGAAAAGCCAATCATTTGGTCATAGCTGTTGGCGCGCGTGGCGTGCTGGCGCGCGAGGCGCGTCGTGTTCTCGGCGCGGATCCGGCCCTCCGCCGCCTTGCGCAGAGTGAAGTTCTTGACCAGCAGTCCCGTGATGTAGTTGTCGCGGATCGGTCGCTTGTGCAAAACGGCCTGCTTGATGATCGCGTACCGCCGCGCCAGCGGTTTCGCCGGCTGCCCGTTGGCGTCGATGCCTTTCGACCAGCGGTCCTTCTGCTCGGCCACCATCGCGTTGCCTATTGCGGTCAGCTGCGGATCGCTCAGGTTCGGCCCGCGCATCCGCCCGTCCCGCTTCATCGTGGTTTTCATTCCGTCCGGCATCAGGGCGTCGCTCCGACTTCCTGCAATACGATCACGCTGAAGCCGACCGCCAGCGCGTCGACGCGCACCACGGAATAGGTTTTGCCGCCCTGCGCCACCGTGTCGCCGAGCTCGGGCGCGGCTGGCAGGTCGGCGTTGCGGACGTCCATGTGCGAATAGCGGCCAGGCGATACATCCTCGTCGGACGCGCCTTCTTTCCAAAGCACGTCCACCGCGACGGCCTGCGCGGCGTCGCCCTGCGGAAGATAGTTCACCTGGCGCCCGAAGGTCTGAAGCTGCGCGGGCCAAAACATATTCGGCAGGTAGTCGTCGATGAACGGGTTGTTGGGATAGCTGCTCATTCGATTCCCTCGACCGCGCCTGCGCCTCCAAACCCCCAGTCCGATTCGGAGGCGCGCGGCGCTTTTCCGCTTGGCACCGCGGATCTCGTTAAAGCACCTTCGCCATGAACGATGCGTTCGGGCGGAACGGCACCATGATCGGCGCGCTCTGCAACATCACGTAGCGCACGCTGGGGTCGGGCTGAATCCAAGACTTGACATAATACGGCACGCTCTGGAGCCCGATTTCCTCGTCGCGGATCGCGCCGAAGGCCTGCACGCCCTCGAGCGCCGGGGAACACATGATCACCGTGCCCGCCGGGAGGATCGGCACCTCGACGCCGGTCGCGGGATCCACATACCAGCCGCTGTACACCCAGATGTTGAATCCTTCCAACTGGCCCATCTGGACGCCGCCCTCGGTCACCGCCGCCATCGGCATTACGCTCGGCTGGTCAGTGTAGCGGCGGAAGACGTTCAGCACGTTGACCACGCCGGTGTCGGCGCGGAAGACCTTCCACACGTCGGGCGTCATGATCACGTCGTTCGGGAATACGCCGGTATCCTCGAGCACGACCTGCGCCCAGTCCTGGAGGTTGTTCAGGATCGGCGGCGTGGCCGCGCTCCAGAGCGGAGACGCGACGATCGTGTGAGACGAGCTGCGCTGGAAGTCAACGACCACGGTCGGATACTTGTCGCCCGCGATGGTCGATTTGCCGGTGGTCAGCACTTCGCCGCACATCACCTCGAAGCGGCGCCGGAGCATGTTCAACTGGTCCTGCATGTCGAACGCGATCAGCGCGCGGATGCGGTCGGCCGGCGACATGGTTCCGCCGATCTGCTCCCCAGGCAGGCGTTTCAGGGGTCTATTCATATCGAAGACCCGTTTGTCTTTCACGTAAGCCGGGGTGAATGTGTTAGTGACGAACCCTTGCGATGCGACCACTTGCCCTTCGACCAGCGGCGAGACGAAAGGCGCGACGCGCCGTTTGCCCTGAATCACGTCGAAGTGGATCTGTTCGCTGTTCTCCGCCTGAGTGATTCCGAAAAAGCGGTCGAGCAGGAACTGCGGGTTGCCCAGTAAGCTCTGGAGTACAGCAGTCAATACGTCTGTACTAAATACGTCGGCCATCTTGGCTTGCCTCCGGTTTCACTGGGTAAGGTTGAAATCCTGCGACCCGCCGCCTGTGCCAGAGACGGCGGATCGCGCTTTGAATCGGCTGTTACTTCTGGTTCTTCGGCGGCGGCGGCGGCGGCGGCGTGTGCGGCTGCTGCCCGCTATGCTGCTGCTGGCCGTCATGGTGCTGCGGCTGCGCGTCCTGCTGTTCCGCTTTGCTGATCGCGTCCTGCGTCTGCTTGGCCAGCTTGTCGCGCTCCTCCTGCTGCTTCTTCAAGAGGTCGGAAAGCGCCTTCTGCTGTTCCGTGACGAGCTTGTCGTAGGCCTCCTGCTGCTTCGCCTGAAGGTCGCCCGACTGCTCGGCGCCCTTTTCTTCGGCTTGCTCCGTGGCGGTCGGCTTCGCTGGGCCGAACGCGGCCTCGACCCAGGCTGGTTGCGTGTGAGCCGGCGGAACGGTTACGGCGGGAACGGGCCCCGGCTGATAGGCGGCCACCGCGCTCTTGATGGCTTTCACCTCGTCTTCGGTGGCCTGCTTCGCGTCTTTGGCCGACATGGCTTGCGGCAGCGGCCCGCCGGTCGCTGGCAGCTTCATCATCGGGACCAGTGTGCCGCTGCGCTGGAGGACGGTAAGCACGTAGACGCCGTAGTCCCACAGCGCCGAGCAGTCGCTCGCCGCGCCGTTCGACGAGAACGTCATCGCCGTATCGAGGAACCTGCCCTGCGTGTATACAAGGCCGGTCACCTGGCCGCCGGTCGTGTCGATGTCCTGCGCCAGGATGACGCGGGCCGACGCCCCGGTCGGAACGGTGGTGAGCAGGGTGCTATTGGTGATCGGGGCGGGGCCGATAGGCCCGAAGAGCACGGTGCCGCGCTTCAGCACGCCGAGGCCTCCGGCGATGTTCGCGCTCTGCGAGATGGTGTCATACGCATAGAGCGGATCGAAAATGTAAGTATCCGCCCTGAAACTGGCGGTAGAAATCGGAAATGTTGCAGGCGTTCCCATCGGTTAATTTCTCCTTTACTGCACGCGGGCGTGCGCTCTGACGCGGTCCCTGGGCACGAAGCTGAGGATCCGCTGCACCTCGGCGGCGGGCGAATCGCTGGCCACGGGGTCGCCCGCGCCCACGGCGGGGTTGGGTACGTGGCTCATGGCGGCCTGAAGCGGGTTCGCCGCTGCCGGGGCGGCTTTCGGGGCGGCGGTCAAAATCCTTTTCGCCGTCTCCAGCCTGTGATTGGTTTCGAGAGCCAGCGTGCGGGCCAACTCCTCGCGGCCCGTCGCTTCCTCGCAAGTCAGAATTGCAGCGATTCGCTGCCGTTCGGTGGTGATAGCAGCGGCGGGCGTCGGCTGCGGTCTCGCAGCAGGCGCAGGCGTCGGCTGCGTCGGTTCAGTTGGTTGTGCCACTTGGCTTTCTCCTTCTGGAATGGAGCTTTCGTCGGGCTCCTGTTCCGTTCCTTCGCTTTCGTCGTCGTCACACTCGCACGTGTCCGCTCCCGGCGGGCACGCGCAGCTGGAATCGTTGTTCAACTCCGTCTCCTCGGTGTCCTCTTCCAGTTCTTCCTCGTCGAACTGAGTCTGAGCGAGATGCTTTTGAAACCGCCGGCCAAGTTCCGTGCCCTCGATATTGAAGACCGGCGGACCATCATTGGTTGCCACCCGCAGCCCGGGCCGGTCGCTGATATCGCGGATCGGCGCGCCGTCACCCCCCGGCGCGCCGATCAGTCCTTCCAGGGAACCGAGCGCATCCGCCATGCCGACAGCAACGGCGTCCGTAGCCGGTAGGACCGCGCCTCGACCGAAGGCGCTGGCCACCGTTTGCTCCGTTGTTCCCCGGAACTTTGCGACCTTGGCGATAAAGACCTGCGCCAGCTTGTCGACCATGTCCTGCAACTGCGCCCGGCCCTCGTCGGTCGCCGGATCCGTCCGCTTGAGCGGGCTCTGGCTCGAAACCACATCGAACCGCTTGACGCCGCGCTTCTCGTCCGCGCCACGATCGTCCACTACCGTGGCCAGCACGCCTATCGAGCCCAGCTGCGCCGTTTCGTCGGCCACGATCTTGCCCGCCGCCGAAGCCAGCCAGTAAGCGCCCGAGGCGGCCATGCTGCCCACATAAGCCGTTACCGGCTTGACGGCGTTCGCGGAGCGGATCATGTTCGCCAGTTCGTTCACGCCGTCGATCTGCCCGCCTGGCGAATTGATCGCCAGCACGATGTTGTTCACGGAGGGATCGTCGAGCGCGGCGCCGAGGTTGAGCGCGGCGTCCGCGATGGCCGTCCCGCCCAGCAGCCAGGTCCAGATCGAGCGGTAGCGGAACAGCGGCCCGCGAATATCGAGCACGGCTGTGCCGTTGTGGTTCCTCACATTGCCGCCGCCCTCGACGCGCTGGCCCACGCGCGCGGCTACGGCGGCGAGGTCGGGGTTGCGCGCAGAGTCGAGAAGCGCCTGAAACGCCGACGGCTTCATCGCCCAGGGGCGGTCGCAAATCGAAAGCACGTCCAGAATCAGGTTTCCCGATTCGGTTGGTTGGAGTACGGGCTCTGGCGTCATTACACTGGCTCCCTCAATGGCGATTCTTCCGGCTCCGCCGGAAATCCCGTCGGTTTGGGCGGCGGCGGAGCTTGCCATAGACCGGCTTCCGTCAACCGCTGTTTTTCGATTTGCCGCTGGTCGATCACGTCGTTGTAATCGAGGCCCTGCTCGGCGCATTCGGCTTCGAGCGTCGAGATTCCGGTCGCCATGCGAATCTGCGCGGCCTCGGCTTCCTTCACCGGGTCGATCCATCCGCGACCGGGCCCGATCCACTTGGCGCGCGTGTAGAAGCTCCGCTTGGCATAGAAGTCCGGCGCGTCGATCAAGCCGGCATTCACGGCTTCCTCGAACCAAAGCTCGTAAACCGGCTGCGCCCAATAAGCCGTGAGCCAGCTGCGCCGCGTAGTGAAATACCGCCAGGATTCGAGCAGCGCCGCCCGCGCCGAAGAGTAGTTCGTCTTCGAGTAGTCCTTCATGATCTGCTCGTAAGGCAGACCCATCGAGACGCCGATCTGGCGCAGCACGAATTCGCTGAAGTTGGCGAATTGAGGCGCAGGCCTGTCCGGCGCGAACGGCGTCATCTTGTCGCCGGGGTAGAGCGGGATGAACGTACCGCCCTCGAGCGCGATCCGGTATTCGTTCTTCGCCGTCAGATACCCGTTCGGGTCGCCGCCCACCATCTCGCTCAAGGTCGCCGGATCGAGCGGCGTTTCGATGATGCCCGCGACGAGCGCGTTGACGATCGCGCTCTGAAGCTCGGCGCGCTGGTAGCTGTCGAGCATCCGGAATTGCTCGATCACCGGCGTCAGCAGCGGCTTGCCGCGCGACTGGTCCACGCGATCCTGCTGGTAAACGTGCAAGACGCGCTTGCGGCCCCAATCGGTTTCCGCAGGGATGCACTCCCACTCGCCCGCGATCCCGCCGATAGCCGGAAAGAACATGGCGGGCCATGTGGAAATCTTGCGGATGTGATACGCCAGCGGGCGGCCATAGTTGTCCATCTCGACGCCGCCGCGCAGGCATAGGGTCGGCGTCATGTTGCCGGGATTCGATAGGCGGTCGGGATCGACCAGTTGCAAACAGGTTTTGAACTGCGTTTGCGCGCCGCGATCCAGCCACAGCGGCAGAGCCAAGGCCTCGCCGTTTTGCAGCACCGAGCGGTACACGAGCGTCGTGAGGCCGGTGAAGTTCAGCTTGTTCGCAACGTCGCAAGCGGTCGACTCGGCCCAGGACTTCCATAGGCTTTCGATCTGGCGGCCCCAGGTCTCCGCCCATTGCGCGTCTTTGCCGAGGGCGCGGTAATCCGGCCAGCACGACAACCGCAAGCCGACTCCGATCACGTTGTCGATGCTGGTCTGGAAAGCTCCGGCCACGATGCCGGTGTTGCGGTCGAGGTCGCGCGACCGCGCCACCAGCGTGCCCTGGTCGCTCAACAATTCCGCGTCAGCCGCGGCGCGGATCGGCAGCCAGTTCGAAAGCTGCTTGCGGATCCACGACGCGCCGGTAAACGGCGTGTCCCGGTAGCCGTACCGTCCGTAACCGTAGCCGGTCCCGTAATCGAAGCCCCCGTCCGGTCCCTGCTGCGCGCGGATCGCGGGCTGTCGCCCGAACAAACGCGCCAGGAACCCCGGCGGCTTGCGCTGGAGCTGCTGGCCGGGTTGTGTCGTCGGGATCATTTATTCCTTGTACCTTCAACACCGCGCCGAATGCGGTCAAGCGTGCGCTTCTGCAACCACAACAGCGCCGTTTCGCAGTGCGTCAGCGCGATGGCATTTTCGCGGCAAGAAAATGGCCCGGCTTGGAATGAGCGCAGCCGGTCGATCACGATGGCTAGAAGGGCTTCCTGCGTTACGCCGTTGACGCCGGATTCCTTGATAGGACCTTCTTGAAAATGCACGTCACAGGAATCGCCAGGCCAATCGATGCGATAGCGATGGTTGGCGCCGCCCGCGCCTGGTTCATCGACTACCGTAATCGTTAGTTGAACCGCTTGGTCATCGCTGACAATGTGATCGTTAAGCGTTCGCATTTATGGCCAACCGTAAAAGCTGAAAGGCTTCCGTACGTTCATGCCGCCCGTCGAGTCGCCGTTGCCATTGCCGCCCGCCGCTACTATGCCTTGCAGGTAATCGATCAGCCGTTGCAGATCGGCCGGGGTGGTCGAGCAAAACGTGACGCGCCCTAGCTGCGGGGTGTCCACGCCGCTCGGCAGCTGCCCGGTCAGCAGCTTGAAGTATGCGTCCTGCGCCTGCTGCAACAGCGTCGATGCCAT